AATCGGATCTCGCTTTGTTATCATATTCCTATGATGGTTGTTTGTCATCACATCTGTTGAAGCACCGTTAAAGAGCTTTCTAGATGAGCTTATGGATTTTAGCATTGCCTCGCTAAACGCGATACTGTCACGACCATACTCAGATGAAGCATCAAAGAGCCAGCATCCAATTGCGAGTGACATGACAAGGTCATCGTTATAACCCTTCATGGCCTGCGCGCGATTCTCAACCCAGACGAATGTCTTGAGCTCATCGTAGAGTCGTGATGATCTAACAATAATCTGCCGATTTCTTAGGATCTCTTCAAGTTTTGTCAGAATAAGCGTTCTAGTCTTACCTGACGTTGTGAATCCTGCGCCGTCTGACTCATTTGATGGTACGAAGTCGCCAATGATAACGGTAGACTTCTTTGTGGTGTAGATTCGCTTGTACCCAATGTCTCTAAGCCTGATTATCGTCGCATAGCCGTAGGAGTTATTCTCCGGACACAGAAGCGCCAGGTTGTACATCTCACCAAACTTTGCAAGCAATTCAGCAAATCTGTCAGGAGGCATCTTGCCCTTGTACTCAGCAACAACCTCTGAATTTTCCGTGTCTATGACGTGGAAAGAGGAATAGTCTTTTGAGTCTCCTCTTGCTATGTCAGCAGGCATTATGTACTTGTGACCTGGAATAGGATGCCGCCATATCCATACATTCCTATCTGGACCTGTCTTCTCAATGGGTGATTGTATGTTTGCCCACAGCCACTTAAGGTCATCGTCTGACATGTATGTGTCGCCAGATGACGCAAAGTCGCAGAGATACTCTTGAGAGATCTGCTTCTGCGAGAGACTCTTCGTCTCAGAATCAAACCAGGCCTGATCTCTATCTGGATGAACTTCCCAATTAAGCTTAATCGGACAGAACTCATTAAGACCAGCTTCTGCATCTGTGTAGATCTTATAGTACTGCCCACCAACACCGTTTGGTGTCGAGAGAAGTATTGCTCGTCCGCCTGTTGAGACCGTAGGATAGAGACCTGTCCAAAGGGTATCAAAATCCCTAACGAATGCAGCCTCGTCAACAATGAGAAGCGAGAGTGCTTCTGACCTACCTGCATCGTCTGAGGTAGGTACTGCCTTGACTGATGATCCGTGGCTGAACTCTATCAGCTGCTTGTTGTCTGTCGTTATCCTAGGAAGAAGAAGCCAAGGCGGTAGCGATCTCACCATGGTCTTGACTTTCTTGATGAAGTTCTGCGCAACAGAGAGCTTGGTTGCAATTATAAGAATATTCTTATCCTTCTGGAATATCGCTAACCAGACGGAGTAAGCAGCAACAAGTGTTGATAATCCTAGTTGACGTGACTTAACGACAATTGAGAATCTATTGTCTACGAATTTTTGGACGCAATCATCCTGGAAAGGGTATGTACTAAATGGTATCATTCCCTTGATTGGGTGCTGGATCTTGACGTACGTGTTAAAGAAGTAAGTCGGATCCTTTCCGCAATTTATTACTTCCTGTACCTGTCTCTGCCTGCTGAGCACTGCAGACATTAGCTCACACTGAAGGTCGCATTAAATCTGTAGTAGGCGTTACGCTTGAGAACGTAAGGCGATGCGCTGACAATCTCAATGCTATCGCTTGATGAGATCTCCTTCATCTTTAGGGTGTGGCCAGCGATGTCCTTGAAATCAGACTTGATCTTCTTCATATGCTCATTGACAATCTTCTGAGCTTCACCCTTGTGCACACCGACCTGATCACGTGCAGGTGTCTCAGACGCGAGAGTTACGACGCAGATGTAGTTAACTGATAGGACGTCACCCGCAAGTGAGCACTTAATAGACGACTGACCAAAACGTGATGATGATTTTCCAAATGTCGTGTTGATAACATTTCCAAGGGCATTGATATCTTCGTATGAAAGCATTGTAGGCTCCGTTATCTAATTATGCATTACGTATAAGGGTTCTGGATATTCTCTCAATGTATGGCGCTAGCTGATCATCGCTTGGGCGCCACCCATTCTTCCACTTCTCCCTATTTGGCTCAAGCCAGTACGTAACGCAATCATCGCAGCAGGAGTGATCCATCATCTGGACCACGTCCTGCCGCGTACTGATCACATTATCGCAGATATTGCAGAAGAAGTTCTTAAATCTAATTGTAGACGACTCTCGCATGATTATCTTCCCAGTTTATCTCAATCACATTATCAACCACATCCTTGATTGCGTCAACGTGAGAGATCACAATTATATTCTTGAACCATCTCTTGAATGACTCTAGCAACTTTGCGCATGCTTCGATGTTGGTATCATCAAGCGCTCCAAACCCCTCGTCAATTATCAGCATGTTTGTCTTGGGTAGAGAGGAGATGTTTATAAGGGCAACTCGTATCGCCATGGATGACATCATCTTCTCCATGCCCGAGGCTAGCTCTATAACTCGACGTGAATCACCGTAGTTGATGAAGATATCCATTGAGTTGCTGTCAAGATCCGCCTCTAGCTCAACTGTGAATCCGACAACTCCCTGCAGAATCGAGGCAATCTCGCTGTTGATCGCTGGAAGGTGGGAATTCATGATCTGTAGTGGGATTCCTCTCTTGGAGAAGGCACTCTGCAGAGTCTCAAGGGTCTCAAACTTATCAATTGCAATCTCTAGATTCGCGAGTGATTCCCTGACGACCTCTACCATCCCAGTCTTTTTGCCTAGGCTAGTAGCGGAAGAGAGCTTTCGGTCAGATAGAGTCTTAATCTGTGCCTTCAGAGACTGAATCTGCTCAGCAACATCCCGTTCGCTTGGGTCAATCCCAGCTTCAATCTCAATTGACTTCTCTAGGGATGCGCTCTCCTTCTTGAGGCTGCTTCCAAGATCAGAGATCCTCTGATCTTTTGACTTAATTACAACGTCCTTCATATTGATCTCTGATGTGATGCTCTTCTCCATCTCGAGGACAGTATTGTACTTTTTAAGCATGTCCTCTGGATTCTCACCCTTGCACTCCTCAACTTGTCGCTGGATCTCTGCAACACCTAGGAGAGTTGTGTTGACAGCACTCCTCTGAGACTCTAGCGTCTGCCTATCTTCATGAGAATCTTTGATGAACTTGCAGGTCAGGAACGCATCACCACAAGGTACTTCATCAAGCCTCTTGACAGAGTTTATCTTGTTGGTGAGAACAATCTGCTGAGCCCTTAGATCACTTCGAAGGCTATCAAATGTCTTCTCTAGATTCCTAAGATTCTGGATCTTATTGTTGATCTCTTCTATTGAGAACTCATCCTTGATCTTCCTCACCTTATCAAGCTTTCGAGAGAGAGCATCTCGATCTAATTGCGACTGATCACGTAGCCTCGTGTTGTCGCTGATCTCAGATTTTATCTTGTCAATTCTCTTCTGGATGACGCTTGAGTGTTCGTGTGCAACACCAGCTGTGGATGATGCATGCCTGACGAGTGTATCAAGATCTTCCTGCTTGCTCTGGGTCTGGACATCAAGATCCGAGATGTCTGACTCCAGATCTACTATGGCACTCGCAAGTACGCTGATCTCTCTAATGAGATCTTCAGTAGACTTATTCTTTGTCTGCGCCTTGAGAGGAGAGATATCCTCACGAGATATCTCAACCATCTTCTCGAAGATCTCGAGATCGAGGAACTTTGAGAGGATGCTCTTTCTTGCAGTCGCCTTCTCTCCGATGAAGGAGTTGATCTGACCCTGCGATGCAAGCGATGTCATCAGGAAGTCCTCAGATGTCCCAATGAGATTACGCAAGACCTTCTCAGTCTCCCTGCGTTGCTCATCACTCAGATCTTCTTCCTCAGTACCCTTGAAGAAGTTCAGAGACGTTACCGCGTACTCTCCACCCTTCTTGGGTCTGTGCTTTGTCGTACAGCGGTGAGCTGTGTACTGTTCACCGTTGACTACGAGACTAACCTTCGCATCGCAGTAGTCACGATTTGAGTTGATGACGTACTGATTCTTTAGAGAACCCCTGTCAGATGTGTTGAATAGTGCGTAGACCAGGGTGCCAATAATTGAGGACTTTCCTCTGCGGTTCTTCCCAAAGATCCCAGTGATACCGCCTAGAGAATCGAAATCAATCTCATTGTTCTCGCCGTAGGCGAAAGTATTATTGAACTGGATCTTCTTGATCTCCCACAGGGTATCGCGAACGATCTCATCACCCTCTGACACCCTCGCAAGGTATCTCTCGAGAATCTTGCCCATCTCATCCCATCTCCTGGGATTGACTTTTACACCTGCTGATTCAAAGTAGTCGACAAGGAATTGCCGCATGATGGCAGGATCTCTAATTGACTTTCTCTCAACCTGGAGCTTGCTTGTCGAGATCAGGCTAGAGTCACGCTTACTCTCATCCTTGATCACGACCTCTGTCGGCTTTAGGTCTGCATGCAGCTTGCTCTGGATGCTTGCGATATCATTGCTTGAAAAAACACCAGTGAACCTGATCCTGAATCTTGAAGTCGCCGGATAGCGCTTTGCAATCTCAAATGTCTTCTGCGTGGTTCCTTGCCAATCGACAGTGACGAATGGTTGACTATTCTCAAGGGAGATGAACTCAGAGCTGTAATCATGCTTGCTCTTGATATCCCAGATAAGAAAGCCCTTCTCAATTGCTTCTCCGTAGTTCTGCTGGATAGTAGAGCCAGGATAGGCAATGCGCTTCTCTAGATCGAGATACTGACACCTGTGGATGTCTCCCAGCATAGCAAAATCATAGGATCTGAAGAAGTCAACGTCGATCTCGTGGCCAACATCCCAATCTGAGTCGGTCTGTGCACCTAGCACAGCTCCGTGGAAGAGGGCGATATTGATGCTATCTGGGTCTGGCTTGACATCCTTCCAGCCTTCCTCATCGAAGCAGGAGAGAACACAGAACTTCACACCTGGGTATCCGCTGTCGTAGGTTCCGCTCTTCTTGTACAGGAAGATGTTAGGATTTCCAAGTCCTGAGAGGATGGGAGTGATGGCATCCTGCCTGCTCTTGTTCATGATGAGTCCATCATGATTTCCTAGGATTACGTGAGTGGGCGCGATATTTGCAAGCGACGTGAACCACCAGTTCAGGTTCTCGATGATCTCGGGCGAGATGCCCTGCGTCTTGGAGTGGACAATATCCCCTCCTACAACAATCATGTCAGGCTTTCTCTCCTGGCAAGC